GGTTGGGGTCGCCCATCTCCATCGCGGCCTCCCATACCCCACGCGCTCGACCCACTAGCCCCCGGTGCTCCTCGATCGTGTCGGCCAGGCTGCCGTCGTCCAGCTCGGCGACCTTGGGCTTAGGCGCTCCCCGCTTCTTCGCGGCGACCCGCTCTTCCCGCCAAGCCTTTGCCGCTTCGACGCTCTCGCCGGGCATGCCCTCCTTGAGCAAAATGGAAACGCGCTGGCCAGTCACGCCGAGCGCCGATGCAAGTTCTTTGATTTTAAGCATAGGTCACTTGGCTTTCTTGCGCGGCCGCTTCCCAATCTTTGAAATACGCCCAAAACCCCCCTTTTTTTCTCCCGGTGTGTTGCGCCACGCGACTGACGGGGTGGGGGGCCTAAGAGATTCCTTGGCACGTGGGGCTCGTGCACGAGGGGTAATAACGCAGGAAATGGCCACTGGTGCAGGTTTGTCGTCGGCCGCAGCAAATGGCAGCGCGTCTTCAATCAAAAACGGAAGCGCCTCTTTCATTCTTCGTCTTGCGTCGATGCGGGCCAGCATGCCCGTCGCTTGGATGCTGATTGCTTGCTTGGTTACCCCAAACAGTTTCCCGATCTCTTTGCCGTTGAGGTGGCCAGGTGCCCGCAGTACCAGGCGCATGAGCTCCCAGTGCCGGCGGACCTTAGGGTCTCGCGTATACCCTAGCATCTCCACAACGTCGGCGACGATGCGGCCGACCTGTTCGCGGGAGATGAAGGCATCCTGCTCAGTGCGCTCCACGTCGGGCGTGTAGGCCCAGATGGCCGCGCGCTCGTAGACCGGGAAGACGTGGTCATGCGTGCGGGCCTCGCAGTATGGGCCAGCGCCTTCCTCGCGCAGCTTGTCCTGCTGCTCCTTGGGCAGAGACTTGAACCATGCGTCGTACCGCTTGGCATGTAGCCTGTCCTCTTTGCCCGCTGCCCGGTCAAACCCGTTAAGCCCAGGCATCAGAGTACCGGGCCCTCGGCCTCGCTCATCCATTCATCCAGGAACTCCGCGTCATACTCGCACGTGAACTTCTCGCCGTCCACGTGGACCAGCATGCCCGGCCGCTCGTTGCTCGTCTTCTCGTTGCCCAGGTTGAACCTGTCTAGGTTCATCGTCTTCTCCACGTTCACGATCTGCACGACCTCCACGGCCGACACAAAAGACGTATCGACGTACAGCTCGCCACTCGTGGCAAGGTCGAGGATGTAGCGCATGTAGGGGCATAGTAATGACCAGCCCCAGGGATTGGGTAAGGACAAAAGGTTAGGACGCCGTGCGTGGCGTGTTAGTGCCCGCTCGGGAACATTACCCGCCAGATGTGGCGTACAGCCTAGGATTGTTCCCGCTCGGGAAGGCAGTGGTTCACCCAGACGCCGAACTCGCCCTTGAACGGGTCGAAGGTCATCATGCCGTGCTTGCGCAGCCGATTGCAGAAACTGTTGTACGTGCCCGGGTACTTGCCGTCGATGAAGGCACGCAGCTCGTCGGTGCTCACCTCGGCCGGCAGAGTGGCGAGGCGGGAGATCAGGGCGGCGTTGTTCTCGCGGCGTACCTGGGCGGCCCGGGCAACGGCGCGCTGGCGGATGCCCTCCATGTGCTCGCGGCGTTCACGCCATGCCTTCTGGCGGCGGCGGGTCAGTTCATAGTCTTTGTGCTTGGTGTTATTCATAGGTTAATTGGAAATAGTTTTCCCTAACTGGCCCACCCATAGGTTTCAGTAGGTTTACACGTAGGGGTTGCCGAGCATCCCCGTAGGGGTAAATGCGAAGGCATACCCCACCTGTTTGGTACAAACAGGAGAGAAAGTAAGGAAGAAAAAGAGTCAGAGGTAGAGCGTGGCATTGGATTTGCCAAGGATTGACTAGAAAGCGTTTTAAGGTGGGGGTACGGCCTGAAGGCTGTCCTACCCCTCAGCGGATAACATCCCCGCCCCTAGACCCCTTAGCGGGGCTGGAATGGGCCTTCCCTTGGGCGGTCATGGTATCCCCTAGGGCATAGACCCATCGAAGGGTCCCGGGCTGGGGGGAGTGCGACAGTTTAACGTACGGGACGAACCTGCCCTCGGAGTTACGGAGGCCGGAGCGGGTCTGGCGCTTGGAGAAGCCAAAGCGGAAGGTGGCTTCCTCGCCGTCCTCGCCCTTGGTGCGGAAAAGGAAGCCCGAGTCTCGGGCAAAGTTGCACCACTCTGCCGCGCCGCTTCCTAGGTAGGCCAGCTGCTGGGGCATCATGCTGTCGAGGTCGAGGCCGGCGGTGGGCTTGTTGGTGTGGTGGTAGTAGACCAGGGCGACGCCGGTGCGCTGAAGGAGCGGGAGGATCAGGCCGCGAAGGAAGGCGGTGGTTTGAGCCTGGTCGGCAATCTCGAAGTCAACAAAGGCCAGCAGGGGGTCGATGACGACCACGTCGGGGTTGAAGCGTTTGATGTACCCTTCGAGGGCCTCGATAAAGGCGGCGCCCCGGGCCTTGGTGTTGCGCACGATGAAGAGCTGCTCGCGTAGCCGGGCCTTCTCGCCGATGGTGAAGTCTCGCGTGGAGCCTTGGACCATCTCGGCGCAATCTCCGAAATCGTTCTCGGAATTAATGAGAAGCATCTTGAGAGGGCGGACTGGCTGAAGGCCGAACAGGTTGATGCCAAGGGCCCAGTGGGTGCACATCTGCATGCACAGGGTGGACTTGCCGGTGCCGGCGAAGCCGACGATCTGGATGGCGTAGCCCTTGCAGAGCCAACGGCGCTCACGGCCGACGAGGACAGTAGGGTCGGCGGTGGAGTCAAAGGCGTCCATGGCTTCAAGGTCGAAGACCTCGGTGCCGTCGGCGGCCTGTTGGAGGGCTTCGTCATGCTGGCCCTTCCACGCCGCCCAGGCTTCCCAGTTGGCCAGCCCCTGGTTGATGTCGATGAGGGCCTGCCGCTTGTCACCACGGAAGGCGCAAGGGAGGCGGGTGAAGCGGGACGGGTTCTTGTTCTGCTTATCGGGAGGGCAGTCGGCGAAGAGGGCGAAGACTTGGGCGACGCGGGCGTCATACTCGGCGCGGTCCTTGGCGTCCACGCGGACCCAAGCATGGACGGACTTGCCGCCCGAGTCCACGATGGCGGTGACGGGGAGGTTGGACTGGGCGATGCGGGCGCGCTGCTCTTCCTTGGTGCCGGTGTCCCATTCAAGCAGCACGTGGCGGTAGGCGGTGATGCTGGAGTCCTTGCCGTCGGCGTCGTTGACGGGGTTGATGCGGACGAAGGAGCCGGCGGGGCCGCCGTCGAGGTGGGGGTCGTTGCCGAGTAGCTCGTTCCATGCGTTGGCGGTCTTCACGATGCCCTTGCCGGCGGGGCGGCCCTTGCCATCGGCGCCGAGGTCGGCGGGGGTTTCGATCTGCACCTGCTCGTCGGGACGGAAGGCCGCGAAGAGAAAGTCGGTGAAGGTGAGGAAGTCGGCGGGGGCGATGGTCGGGGCCGTGGCGGGTGGAGGCAGGTCGGCCAGGGTGGCGGTCTTCGGGGGCTGGCTAATCTTCACGCTGGGGCTGGCTGGTTTAAAGTTGGGGACGTGGGGCTTGGCGCCGTCAAGCAGCCAGCCCTTGGGCTTGTCGTGGGCGCGGCGGCCGGCCTCGCGGATCTTGCGCTCGAGTTCCTTCTCGTCCCAGGAGGGCGAGCACTTGGTGGCGTTGTACTCGCGGAGAAGGTCGAGGGCGGTGGCGTCGTCGAAGGCGTAGCCGTGGGCCAGCACAGTGGCGGCACGGAAGAGGGCGTCGTGGCCCTTCTGGCCTTCGATGGACTCGGGGAGGGTGGCAAGGTACTTCCTTGCCCGGGCGATTAGGTCGTCGGGGTTTTGCATGGCTTGCAGAAAGGGGTATGCCTAGCGGGGGGGCTTCTGTCCAGCCTTCTTGCGGGCGGGGCCGTAGAAGGGGGCTAGGCGGATATATCGGCCAGAGAGGGAGCGCAGCTCGACGCGCTCGAGGATGCCGGCCTTGACGCCTTCGCGGAGGTAGCGCATGGCGCAGGTGCGTTTGCACTTCCAGCGTTTCTCCCAGTGCTCGATTGAATGGAAGCCGGGCGGGGGCTGTTGGGCCTTGCGCTGGAGCTCCGAGACGATCGCGAAGAGGATGTCGTCGTTGACGCGGAACTGCGCTTTAACGCTATT